GGTTGTACCCCCCAGCTTGCAATCCTTGAACGTGATTTTCGCAACAGAGTTAGTAGAAGCGAAAAGATTACCGCTGGTCTTGGCGCTGAAATCAACACCCTCAAAAAATATCACTGCTCCACCAGCAGTCACCTGAAACGTGTTGGTTGCAATGGTACCAGTAAATGCAACCGAATTACGCCATATGAAGTTACCAACAATGGGGGCGAGCTGGCTGGCATTGCCAAATTGCAGCGTGCTATTTTCGAAGATGTTAGTGCAGCCGAATCCCGTTGCCCCAATCTGGATGCGCGAAGACCCGTTGGTATTACCCAGAGCAAGCTTGCAGTTGACGAAGCGCCACGTTCTCCCAGTTGTACCAGATAGGGTCAAAGTGGTTTGGTTTGTCGAGGAGCCGTTGGTGAACGTGATGCCGTAGCATTCCGACACCGTGCCGCTCAGAGTCATGGCGTTGGCCCCGGTGTTCGTCACCGTAGCCGTCGTTCTGAGGTCGGCAGCAACCGGCGGAACCGATCCTCCGGTGCGGCGTACGCAATAGATTTTACAAGGGTTTGTTTCAGTGCCGGGCGAGGTAATACCGACAGGAGCCGCCTGCGTCTCGGCATGGTCGTCGGCGACATAAAATATGTCGCCCGCCGCTTTGCCGGACATCGCAGTTGCCAGCGTCGTAAAGGCGTTGGCCCAATCGGCCCCGGTGCCTCCGCCAGTTGCTCCGCTATAGACGTAATAGCTTGCCATTAGGTGATATCCACCCAGAGATCATTAACAGCCGGTGAACCGGGCGCAGTCGTGCTAATATGGATATTCTTCGACGCAGCGGTTCCAGCATCGGAAATCGTCGCTAGCGTCTGCGTTCCACTGTGGTTGCCGCGCGCGAGATAGTAGGTTCCTGACTGTGCGTCGAGCAAATCTGCATCGAGACCGGTTCCGGCACCATCAACGGTGAGCAGCTTCGCCAACACATCAGCAGCGGTATAGCTCGCAGACAACAAATAAGAACCCAACGCACCAGTCACGAAGGCTGTCGTAGCTATCTGCGTCGTATTGGTTCCAGCCGTTGCTGTCGGAGCCGCAGGAGTGCCCGTAAATGTAGGTGAAGCTAGTGTCGAATATCCCTGCGACTTAACGAATGCAGTCGTAGCGATATGGGTACTATTGCTTCCAACCGCCGCTGTGGGACAAGCAGGCGTACCAGTAAAAGTCGGGTCTGCCAGATTAGCCTTCAATGCTAGATCAGACGTGAGATTAGTAATAGTGCCCTGCGCCTGTGAACCGGTGTGATTAGCGCGATTAAGGTAATAAGCGCCGTCCTGACCATCGAAAAGGTCAGCATCCAACCCCGATGTGGCACCATCAACGGTTAGCAGCTTCGCTAACACATCAGCTGCAGTATAAGACGAAGATAAGAGATAACCCTGCGCCTTGACGAAAGCCGTAGTAGCAATGCTGGTATCGTTGTCGGCTGTTGCTGGTGTCGGCGCTTTCGGATCTCCAGTGAACGTAGGAGAATCCAATGGCGCACCGCCACCGCCTCCACCAACAGCTACTGCTGCGGTTACAAACGCAGTCGTTGCAATCTGCGTCGTATTGGTGCCAACTCCAGCTGTTGGCGCTGTCGGGGTGCCGGTAAGAGCTGGAGAAGCTAACGGCGCATAGTTCATCGACCTGACATAAGCAGTCGTAGCAATGCGGGTACTATTGCTAGACGTATCTGGAGTAGGCGCTGCCGGAGTACCAGTGAAGGTCGGATCAGCCAGCGGTGCCTTCAGCGCTAAATCAGACGTCAAGTTAATGATGGTCGACTGTGCTTGCTGACCAGTATGGTTACCGCGAGACTGATAGAAGGCACGATCAAGCCCATCGAGAGTTTCAGCGTCGATAAAACTATTCCACGCGCCACTTTGACGAACATATTGTAAGCCATCATTCGGCGCATCGCTCAGCTTACTATTAAACGTTGCCCAATCAGTAAGCGTTAAATAGCCGCTAGTTGAAATATTCGCTGCTGGCATCGAAATGACAGGGGCAGAACCCCCAGAAGAAACTACAGGAGCCGTTCCAGAAACCGACGAAACGCCACCCCCACCACCAGTTACAACCGCGCCATTAACGTGAACCCATTGGGTGGAGGTACCATCGTTGTACCAAATGTACAGATTACCACTATCACTTTCCCACCAAAGCTGACCAACAACAGGCGAGGAAGGTGGCGTATCGGAGATCGTCGTTCCGGCCGAGCCAAGATCAACCGTAACGCCATTGATACGTGCGTAAGCGCTTGTAGTTGTCGTCCATAAATCACCGTTAACCGGCGATGCAGGAACAACTCCGTGTGGTATGTTGATAGACGCGCTGCTAGCATCCCCTGACTTAAAGTTCTGTTTAACAGTGAAATTATTGACGTAATTAGTATGAGCGGGTGTATAAGTACTGCCACTCAGACGAACAGCAAAAGTTCCGCCAGTCGTCACCCAGATATCACCGTCCACCGGAGAAGTGGGAGCTGTTCCAGGGGCAAGGTTTAACCCAGCTCCTCCAGCAATAGGAGCTGCCGTGACAAGCTTGCCTGTCATGGTATCGCCGCTAGTATTGACGTAAGCAATATTAGCGCTAGTCTGAAATGTTGAGATTGCATTGGCAACGAACGCAGTAGACGCAACATTGCCCGACGCCGTTAATGGCGAATAAGTAGGCACAACCACCGTACCAGTAAACGTCGGATCGGCAAGCGGGGCCTTCAGATTAATCAGAGCGTCCTGCGCCGATTGACTGCTCTGCGTAGCAAAGAAAGCTATAGATTGTCCATCCAGAAGGTCCGCGTCGATGCCACTACCAGTTCCATCAACGGTTAGAAGTTTTGAGAGGACATCAGCAGCGGTGTAACCACTAGTTGGTACGTAGTTCGCGAGATTAGACTTAACGTAAGCCGTCGTCGCAATGCTAGTGTCATTATCAGCAGTAGCAGGTGTTGGTGCTCGCGGATCGCCGGTAAATATCGGACTGGCCAGATCAGCTTTCAGCACCGAACGCGCTGCTGTGTAATATAGATTGACCGATCCTTCTGGAACAGCGTCCGAAGACCCCGGTGAAGACGATAGCTGAATGTAGGTCGATCCGCTCCATCGGTAAGTATTGTTAGTATCAAGAGCAACGTAAATTATCCCAACCGTGCCGGTTACCGGAAATGATGCTAGATTGGGGTATTCCTCCACGTCATCAACATATGCTGGCAAATAAGTTGATGCGATTTTAGTGGAAGCATCGAGCGGCACATAACCATTGGCAACGCCTTTATTTGACTTATCCTCCTTTAATGCGTCAGCATTGACACGAGCCGTAGCTTCAACACCAACCGCAGACGTAACGAATGCAGTCGTCGCAATACTTAAACTATTATTGCCAGCTGATGGCGTAGGCGCTGTCGGATTACCCGACAACACCGGAGAACTAATCGGGGCATACGTCGCTCCAGCGAAAGCCTGACTGACATAATTCTGAGCTTTTACGAATGCCGTTGTAGCGATACTAGTATCGTTATCCGCAGTTGCAGGAGTGGGAGCTTTAGGATCACCCACAAAATTTGGGGAATTCAATAACCCATCAACAATATCCCAATTACCATTCAGCTTCGCGCCCCACGCATCGCGAGAAGCGCCAACTTCTGGCTTCGTAAGTCCTAGATTAGGAGTTATAGTGTCGACCATGGCTTATTTGGCCTCATATCCGGTCCAATTGGTTGCCAATTTCCAACGCCCCCAGTTATAGGAATCCAACCTTCCCAAAACACATCGAAATTCTCGATGGAACGAACGTCAAATTGGATCGAAACCGCAGATTCGAAGCTATCAGAAACGCTAAGGGAGCTATCAGCGTCCAATGAAATACTAACAGTTGCTTCAAATCCCCCAAAAGCAGACACAGCAAGATCAGAATCAGCGTCAACAAGAATGGAAACAGCAGACTCAAATAACCAAATTGGGCGAAGAGAGTAGTACCCATCGCCATAATCGCCCAACCCATAATCAGACTCGCTTAAGTCAGCCATTATGGAATCAACTCATCCGTTCCGATCCTTAGCTTTCCTGCTTCCCATCGTGCTGAATCATCCGGCCCAATCGTTTTTGACGTTGTAACCGGCCAACCTCCTAAAAAAGATCCGCCGGAAGCTGCGGACCATAATCCGAAAGATGTAATGGTGCCCCAACTAACAGTTGCAACCGGGAACTGAATGATTGCGGTATTTGCTGCGATGGTCGGGTTTGCCCCTGTCTTAGTAAACGCAACAGGTTGCCGAGCATAACCGCCCCCACTTACTTCGTTTGACCCTGCATTGCCTGGGTCAGACGTATGCAGTGAAATAAACCGTGCCGCCAACAACGCATCTAACACCATATTCTCGCCGATAGAAGAAAGGCCACTCATCCGAATGATCTCCGCTTGCTGATAAGCGCTGAACCAGCGGCCTTCCCAACTTGGTGCCGAGTATTCATATCTGACACAAAGTCTTTGGTAGCCGCGCCCCAACTTTCCCCGCGATCATCTTCAATAGCATACATCGAAGCATGCCAAAGCGTACAAACTACATAAAGGCGACTATAATACTGCAATAACCAATTTGGACCTTCTTCCAGCGGAGGGATGCTCTGATAATACGAAATCTCAACAGGCGTTCCGTTCACCTCATCAACGCCATCCAGCACAAGATAATTACCTATAATAGTATATCTATCAGTATTAGAATAATCTTTAGCGTAAAAATAACCGCGAGGCTTATAAATAAGAGGCTTGCTGCCAGCAAAGCGAATAGAGTCCAGTTCTTGTAAATCAGAAGGTAATAGAACACGATTGTCAATAATCGATGAGGAGTCAATTTGCAACATATGCTTAACACGCAGATTCTCCGAAAGGTACTCCTCAGCCATTCGAACCCACGATGTAACCAGCGGGTCTGCGTAAACTTCCGGGCCTAAATTAAGCCATGATCTGATGGTATTGCAGAAGTCGCTGATTGCACTCATCTACCCACTCGTCCAGGCCAGACACGAAAGATTGCGTTAGCGGGATCATCGAGCCATTTAGCCCAATCTCGTTCATCCCATTGCTCTCGTATCGCCTGTTCAGCGACTGTGAGTGGCACCCCTCTGGCCAAGAGCTTATTGGCACTCCGTCTAGGGTGCAATTCGCGCATCTCCTGATTATTCTCAGCGATGCGGCCCAGATCTACTTCAGTATGAACGACTAATCGATCTGGGTGATCGTCGTCCCAAATAGACGTCCTGCGAACCCCTCCACTGTTGCGGTATATGAACTTAGATTCGGTCATCAGTATAGCACACCCTGTAGCGGCTGTCAAGTACTAAGCGGAACACTAGCTGTATTCAGAGCAACGAGGAAATGATCGTGATATTCAGCTATCATTTCATCACAATCATTTCCATTGATAATTTGGCGGGCATTAATTGGGTCATCTTCTTCAGCATTGAAATACTGGCCCAATTTTTTGCCAGTGAACCACCCTTCCGCCATACCCCGGAACATTATACGGACAGCAATAAGACTGTCCAAAGCTAAATCAGGATACTTGATAAGATCGCGATCATCAATGAGACCAAGCGCTGCCGAGGCATTTCGATAATTTTCTTCCCAAGTGAGCTGAACATACCCACGCCCATAATAGGTGGTGCCGTAACTCATCCCGGAACCTTGCCCATATTCACGGATCGGCCACATTTTCGTAGCCGTTTCGTGGTAAGTCGTAGCGAGCATATAAGCAAGCCAGCGGATATCCGTCATCGGTGTTCCGCCAGCCTGATATTCCCACACCGCGAGAATGACGGACTGACCATCTACTTGCTGTTGCGTCAGCGCTCCTTCGAACATAATGTTCCGAACGCTGTCGAAATAAATGTCTCGGTCAAACATCACGACCTCGATTTTGATAAGATGCCCACCCCCGGAGCGTGCTTCTTCTTCTTGTGATAGGGCAGTTTCCCGCCCGAATCGTGTTCGGTGAACTTCTCCGCGGTCCCTTTGGATATTCCGGTGCGTCTCCGAACCGAGGGGTCATTCTTAGCTGCGTGGAAGAGATTCCGCTGCGCTTGTGACTTGAACGGCATACTACCCTCCGAAAAAGGGGTGGTGGAACTGGGAACGTAACACCACCCAATTGCCGTACGGCGAGGAGTTCTTACGTAATGACGGCGCCCTGTTTGATTCCGTTGAACAGGATGTGGCCGAGCGGGTTCCGCATCTCCACTCCCCATTCAGCGAGGATCATTCGAGTTTCCGCATCACCGATCTTCGCGATTTGGTACGTCCGGAAGTTCCGGAAATACCCTAGAGCCACGAAATCCGGATCGAGCAGCAGCCCGATGTCAGTCGGAATCCACAAGGACGGCATCACCTTCACGCGACCGAAATCGGTGGCGATAATGTCGACCGTCTCGACCACTTCCGTCTTCCCAACGAGAACCTGCGTGGTTGCGCGGCCCTTGAAGGTGGAGACAGTACGCTTGATAGCAGGTGGAACCACCCACGTATCGGGACGAGCACCGTTGCCATAGGCTCTTTCCATCGCATCACCGAGCATTACCTCGGTCAGAGCGATTTGAGAACCCGCTACGACAGCGGCAAACGCGCCGGTTGCGGTAACCGGAAGGCCAGCCGTGACTCCAATAACGGCATCACCTGCAACCGCGTTCCGGTCGACTGCACGAGCGATCCAGTGTGCAATCGCTTCGGTCTTGCGAGGAGTAGTATCGTCGCCATCGACGCGGGCTTGGCGTCCCGACATGATGGTTTCGATATCCGACTTGAGCACCTTGGACTTCATCGCCATCTGGTGGCCCATTTCAGAGCCCTTACCAGCTGCATCCGAGGCTTCTTGAGAACCAGAAACGGTCGCATCGCGCGACGAAATCTGGCAGACGTTGGTCAGTCGGACAGTTGCCTGTCCACCGGCTCTGGTCAGCTCAAAACCTTCGAGCTGGGCATTGTTGGGATCGACGTTCGGCAGATTTTCGGTCTGCCAGTCGAATGTACGAGCCTTCACGTTACGACGACGAGCCAAGGACATGATCGGCGTATCGAACGGATCGATGTTGTAGATCGCATTCGACAAGTCTTCACGATTGCCCTGAGCGTTGTAGGTCGTGAAAGCGCCTGCTACTTTGTTAGGCATTTTCTCTACCTTTGGCGCAAGATTTGATCAAAGACTGGAGCAGCATCTTCTACCGTTCCAGTCCGGGCGAGTTTCTTCATCGCGTCAGCTATGCCTTTGCGACCAGTCCCGTTCACTGAACGTTTTCCCGGTCCGGGTGGTACTGACTTGACAGCCGATTGTTTGGGCTTCGGCTTCGTCGCAATAATGCGATCATACTTAGAGGCTTTCAGAAGGACCTGAAGCATGCGACTATCAAAGACGCCGTTCAGCTCCTCCTCTGTAAAGCCCTCCGTTAGCGCCGTACGGCGCATTGCTTGGAGGTCTTTCGCCTTTCTAGACGGATCGACACCCCAATTCTTCGCGT